CAATAACCAATCCGTTTTTATCGACCGGCAACGCTGGAGCGAGAAGGTTTCCTTCGCCGTCGCGCTCAAAGTTCATCTGTTGAGCAGCGAGGTTTGCCTCCTTTGTTCGCCGGGAAATTCCTTTTTGAGCGGCAATGTCTTTTACGGTCTGAGCCGTCTTGATCATTGCAGGGCCGATGCTTGCACGCTCAGGCAAACTAACCCGCACAGGATTGATGCCGACCTGTCTAGTGAGTCTGCCCATTATGTATCTACCTCTGCCTTCTTCGGTTCAAGGGTGCCCTTGGCCCCACCAAAAATTGACTTACCCTCGCTCATTCCTGATGCAACCGTTCCTATCATTTGCAGGATCCCGCTGGTTAGGGTGGCCCTGGAGTTTGATTGCAATATGCTGATTTGAGCAGAAATTCCAGACCTAAGTCCAGCAATGTTGTAACGGATATTCTCGATGTCAGCAATTCCAGTGGTGAAATTGAACATCCGTCCAGCGACAAGCGACGGAGAAGCGTAAGCGTCGACCCCTCCAGCTCCAGCGAGAAGCTCATCGTTCGCCATTCTTATCGCAATCAAGCGTCTGTTTTCTTCGTCCAGCGCAGCAAGCTCATTCGATCGAAGCTCGGCCTCCAGTATGAGCTCTCGCTCCTTGTTGGCCTTGATCGTATCAATGGTCTGGACGGCAGTTCCGGCCGCCATAGCCGCCATTGCGATATAGAAGGTTGCTCCGCCGTCCATTAGTATTCCACCTCTGCCCCAATCGAAAGTGCCTCACACGGTACAGGAATTTCATTTTCGATCAGCACCGTTGGCCTCTCACTGTACCCAAGATTGTAAAACTTTCGTAGCCCGGTGATTGGATCCGGCTTAACAGTCAAATCATTCTCGCTACTGAACGTTCGAACCTTGTTCCCATTTGCCTTTATAGCAAGTGTCGACTCCATGTAGACATCGCAGTAAACAACCCTCTTCGGCATTCCGGTTGTGATCCCCTGCTTGTCTTTTACCTCAATCGGCATGGTCTCAAGAGTCTGCTTAAAGCCGAGCCCTATTGTCACGTTGTCGACCTCGATATCAAGTGACAGATCGCCTCCATTACCAGTAAGGTAAGAGCCGATATAATAATCCGGCTTGATATCATCTACGTCTGACGAGACAACGGCCTCCAGTCCAGCTTGATTTGGAAAGTGCGGAGCAAGGCCGGGCCATATTTTCTTTGCCGTTACGTCTGTAGCTGAGACGCTGTTATCAAGAGTCAGGTCGAGCTCGAAGCGCTCGAGCATATTTATTGAAACGCCGTTTTGAGTACGCAAAACAAGAGCATACAATTTGTCCTGAATCACAGTGAGCGATCTATACGCTCCCTGCGTGACCCACTCGCCCCACGTGCGGATAGACTCTGCCCGGGCAGAGTGATACCAGGCGATCCTTCCGTCCTCATTAACAAAAAATGCGATTTGCTCCGGACGGTCATACCCACCATAAAGAATTTCTACTTCCCTGATGCTTTGAATAACATCTTCTGATATCAATGAGATCGCATCAGCAGAGTAGCCCTTCTGAGTGTCCTGCCAAATAAACTCACGAACCGCGGTGCCTCTTGACTGCACAAATATTGTCGATTCATCAAATACCTTCGGCTCAATTTTTCTTTTAGAGCCATATCGAGTTTGCGGTATCAGGTCAAATGTTTCAGGGATCAAAGGAAGGTCGTCCGACTGTGGAGCGTAGAACTCGCCCTTGTCGGTGAATACCTGCAAGTGTCGGCCACTGACAATATCGGTAACAAGATTGATTTGCTTGCCGGCGATCGCAACCTGAATCGAGTCGGCCGGAAATCCGTCTCCTACATCAAAATTAAAAAACGCAGCAACCCTTGACCCGAAGATATGGGCTGGAAGTGAGGAACTACCTCCGAACCAAAGGCGCTGCGAGTGGAACTCGGTAACACCAGGCCAACCACGATTGTCAGAAAATGCTTCTTCATCCCAATCGGCTGACTCAGGCGGATTTGTGTTTGAGTTGGCGTTAATTTTTGCGATGTTTCCGCTGGTAAGACCTTCAACCTCTTCTGTTGTAAGCGACGCAAACCTGCCAGCAATCATCGCAACAGTAATTGAGTTGGCTCCCGTTGCTACAACCTCGGCCTTTACACCAGAGTCGCGTCCAACAACGATCTCGCCAACCTCAAAATCGTGCGGCTTGTAAGCACCAGAGTTGAAGTTCAAAACCGCTCCCTGATCCAACTCTTCCAGGATTGTACCGGCTAACTCTGTTGGAGAATTGACGGCGGTAACCATGATCTGCTTCGATCGATATCGAATGGCACGGCCAATAAGATCAGCGTCAAAGGAATCTTCGCTAGCAGTAACGACAACATTCGCATTTTTGGCGTATGCGTTTGGCTGGATGGTGACTTCTTGTTGACTGAATTTTGCGAACGGCATGAATTTTGGATATGCGTTCGTCGGCCCTGTTCCTTCAAATTCAAAATCAGTAAACGTGAATGAGCTAAAACCAGTTCTGGTCAGCTTCTTAGTTTTTCCGGAAGGGTGAGCAACGAGCATAACGTCGCCCTTTTGTGTAATCGAAAGCTCGTCTACTTCTGAGACACTGTAATCAGTATCGCCGTTCGCAATGCCAGCACCGTCGAGATCGTAAACCCACCATTTGCCTGTGGCAAAAATTACAATGTAAGCTTGGGTTTCACTGAAGACGAAAGATTCAAGTCGACCTTCTCCGGAGGCGACAACCCCGATCGTTGCCAACCACAGTGACCCAGGCCTGCGGCGCATACCGCCAGTGACCTTCGGCCACCAGTTTGTCAGTTGCTTGCAGCCGTTCTCGTACTGAGCCAGATCAACGCGACCAAGCATCCCCTTTGACAACAACCCGCCAGAGAAGTTGGTTTGAAAATTCCGAAATTTTGGCATTATCGGTCACGCCAAAACTTGCTAATCCGGCCGCCGCGATTACGCTTGAGCCGACCAATATTCACCTTCTGGTTTGTCTGCGCCTGAGCATCCTCAGTTTTCGATCTTCGCCAATGTTCGTCGGCGAGCTCCTTCATGCTTGCCGCTACATCTGTCTTACGGGCGATGGAAAACGCGAGCATCGTAGCAAGACGATAGATGATCAGAAGCTTGAAATACGGGTTCCACAAAGTTTCGTCAGCGCGGTATCTGTATTTGATGATCACATCATCTGTGCGCGTATCGTTTGTGTGTATTTCGTCCTGGTGCCTGTCGTAGTCGATAGGAACATCGTTTACGAGAACCGTGTCAATGGACAAGACATCATTTGGAATTTTGTACGCGGTGTTGTACCGGGTGTTTGGCACGCCGGCGAGCAATGAATTAAGCAGGTTTTCTGTTTTGGTTGCGAACCTCCACTTGTAGAGTGAAAGCTCAGCTTCCGTCAGCAGCTCGTACCATTCATCACAAAAAATTGCTTCTGTGCTTCCGTCAGAAAAGCTATCGATCTTGTTGACGCCAGCACCCAAGCACGCTTTATTTGCATTGGAAATTCGTTGTTTCTCAGCCATAAACAAATGGGGCCGGGGTCAGTCTGGCTAACCCCGGCCCGCACTCCTTTCCTCAGATCCGGGTTTACGTGCCGTTGGTAACAGTCACCGGCGTTGCATTGTCGGCGCTCGTAACCACAAGAACATCGATCAATGGAGTACCACCGGCGCCAGATACAATCTCGATTCGATCATGCTGTCGCAGAAGCGGAGCATGAGCATCGAAATATGCAGAGGCGATAATGGTAGCCAAAAGATCGGCTGACTCGTAAAACCATTTCGTTGTAGTGCCAATCTGCATACGGTTCATTTCCGTAGCATTGAAGGCACAGGGCAAGAACCGGAGCAAAATGTTGATAAAAGTCTTCATTTAAGTCTCCGTCGAGCGGATTCGGTATCCGCCAATGTCGTCGATGAGAATAGCTTCCATCGACATAGAGCCTACGGCCAAGTGCGCCTGCTCTTTGCCTTGCCAGGTGATGTCCATCTCAACATCTTGTCCAGACGCATGACCAACCGCAGACCTGTGATACGCGACGTTCTGACGAACGCCAGCAGGAATGGATAGTCCACTGAAACTGAAGATGTTGAAAGAGAACCATTCCTTCGCACTAAACCCTACCCTCGGAAAAGGAAGGTCGGATTCTGGAACGTAGTCCAGAGAGGCGAAGGCCGTTAGTCCCATGAGATTTGTCCAGCCTTGCGGAGAGACAGCAAGGAATCGCTGGCCATCGTCAGGAACATCATTGTTCCCAAAGTCCTCATAAGCCTCTTCGATCTTAGGCTGAGTGAGAACACCGGTTGCCACGGTTTCTTTCGTGAACAAATCGGTTTGGGTTGTGATGTCCTGATCAGATGCGCGACCCAGGGCGCCGGCGATTGACTGCGTTACCGCAGATCGCTCGTCATGCTCGATTTTCAATTCGTCCAACTTGTCGATGAACTCACCGCCATAACGATCGACGAGAGTCACTTCAACATTGGTGTGAACGAGATTGAGAATCGGAACCTGACCGCCTCGGGTCTTGGTGCCGGCGATACCCTTGCCAATCTTCTGAAAGGTTGTGGACTTACCCACGACGTTTGTCTTCCGGCGAACAGTGTTGAGTAACTTGGAGCCCATTCGCTGGTAGGCGAGATGGACTTCAGACTCAAACTGTTTCGTAAAGGCAACGTCAATGGAGTTATCTTGAATCGTCGGGAAGATCAGACCCAAGATGAACCGAAGTAAGTACATCGAATTCTCCAAGTAGATTGAGGTTTACCGTTTCAGGTTATCTCTACTTGCAGCCTTGATCGGTTCTGCCGGAAGGTATCCGGGCCGAGGCAGTTTGTAGCGGCCTTCGACCCGGATAATAAAACGATTTACTTGCCGGCGTAAAGCCTTGCATAACCATCGGTAACTTTTTTGATGAACGCAGGATCCTTCTGCTGCCAGTATCGCTTGTCTTCCTGCATCGTACGAAGCTCTTCCAGAGTAAGAGCGTCAGGCGAAGCGCCGCCTTCGAAGTCGCTCGGGCCGCTTGATTTCATTAGCGTTTCTAACGCTTCAACCTGGACGGCAGAGCTCAACAAAGGGTTGATAGCCGCGAACTGCTCGTCGCTCAACTTTGATTCAAGCCAGCTATGAACGCGCAACATCCGGTCTTGTCCGTGATCTCCAAGCTTCTCGATTTCGGCCGCAACATCCGGCATTGCCGCAAGTTCGATGCCGACGTATTCGTTCAAGGCTTTGTCGACCAACTCCTGCGACATCCCGTTTTCTTTAGCGAAACCAAAAAACCAACTAATGAGCGGATCATCCTTCGATAGATCAAGCTCAACATTTTCAGGGATCTTCAGGTCTTCCGAAAGGTTCACCGTATATTCTTCTGGTGCGCCGGCTTTCATTTCGGCAAGAATCTCTTCTTTGATTACGTCGGTTTTCTCGCGGAACTTGCCCTCGAGCTCGTTGTAAGCTTTGCCAAGGATCTCGGTTCGTGGTGCCTTTAAGTCTTGATTCCAAAACTTTTCGGCCAGCCAGTCTGGTCGACCATCGGGATCTGTGTCTCCGCCCTTATCACCTTCACCGTCCTTGTCACCTTCGCCTTCGCCTCCCTTATCACCTTCACCGCCCTTGTCACCTTCGCCGCCGCCGTCTTCGCGCGGAATGAATAGCCATAATAGCCAGAGTAAATACTTCATGGTTTTTTGTCCTCACCGTCTTTAATTCTTGTTGAAATTATGCCCATCAGCCAACGGGCTCCTTCTTGATACGAGTAAGTGTTCTCGGGCAAGCCCGGTTCAAGCACTCGATTTGTAGTAACTGATTTCAAATAATCAAGCACAGTCTTTCCGGTAGCTCCGCGAAAAGTAATAGCGAAACACTCGTTAATCTGGTGCTCAATTTTTGGTGGACGCTTTAACCCGTCAGGCCCGACGTATTGCTTTTTTCTTTCTGCTGGTTGTTTTTTGTCTGGCCTTTTTTCTCTTGCTATATCGTCTTTACTCATTGTCCGATTTCAGGTTGAGCTGGCAATCCGCCTGGTTGTGTTTGGTTAGCGGCCTCGGCCATCCCTTCCATCATCTCCTTTCGCTGTTCCTCACCACGTACCATTTTCTGTGGTACTTCCCATTTCTCTTGAAGCTCATCGACCAGTTCATTTTGGTCTATGAATAGCTGCCCTTGCTGTGGCCCCAAGATACCCAAAACGTCACCCGCGAATCCGCGGAGGCGTTCTATTTCTTCAAACTTTTGCGCTCGAGCTAATGGCGATTTTGCAACGACTCTTACCTCGCGGCCGTCGAGCTTCGGCATTTCCAGTATGCCGGCGCGCGTGAATAGCCAGACGATGCGCTGAAGCATCTTGTCGAACCACTCTACCTTGAGCCTACCTGACGGCCCTGAAGTCATTTCTGCAAGGTTTTGCATCCTCGCATTGATCTCAGTTGCGCTGCGCGGAGTTTGATCGAGAGGGCCGAGGTTTTCTGCGAAGAGAGCCTTTCGGATGTTCTCTTGCTGTTGCGTAAGAACGATGTCGGCAACATTGAAGTTGCTTGGGCTGTCTGTTCGCTCGAGCCCTCTGCTGTCCGGAGGTCGTGCATACACCGCGCCCGGTACGATTTCCACGTTATCGACGTTGATAGATCCATCGTCGTCAACCTGCCACAAACCCGAAATAGCCATTTGAGAATTTTCAAGAATCATCTCCGTGACCAGGTTCGTAGTTCGTATCGCCGGCAGAGCGGAGATTAGCGGGCCGCGCCCGTAAGTCTCTCCGGCTGCAACAGACCATCGCGGCGTAACGTATGGACGGGCACCAAGGCCGCGCTCTTCGTTGTCGATAACTAGCGACTTGTCTTCGCCGGCGACCACCTGATAAATATAAACTGGAGTCGTAAGATCCTGCCAATCGCGATACGAAGCTTCAACCAGATTTGTAACCGCATCTGGATCCCCGTCCATCTTGCCCTTCAAGGAATCAGAGATTTTAGCGTCAGGCCATATCAAAGAAATATCGGCGATCCTAACTTTCTCTCGAATGCGAAACACACCGTCAACTTCTTTGTTTGGAGCTGTATCCCAAAATGTATGAGACTGCGGAACACACTTGAAATTGAGAAGTTTTCCGTCGTGACCATCATCAATGATCAACGTCGACCACCCAATAGCGATATCGGTCAACACTTCCTGAGCTTCATTCACAAAGTTTGAGTTGACAATGGCATCCCAAACGAACTTGCCAACTATATCAAGCTGCGCTTGCAGCTCTTTGCGCTGGTTGATGTCGGTGACTTCGGGGCCGGGCTCAAACCTGAACCACATGAGATGAGATGGAATTACGCCTTGGTGAATCCGGGAGACGAATTCTGCCAGAGAGACAAGCGCGGTCTCGTCAAATATTTCTTGGCTACGCTCTTCTCCGGGAGTCGTTTCGTAAAACCCTTCTCTCGCGGGAAGCACATAATCGTATATGTCTTGCCAAAGGTCTTCCCAATTTGTGCGATTTTTCTTCGCCCTGGAGAATCTCTTTAACAGAGCTGGCCCGCTGAGTCTCATGTTCCTAACTGCGTTGGCGCTGACGATCCAGAGAACCCTTTGAACCCACCGGAAAGCATTGAGAAAATACCTCTAAGCTTCCGACGAAATGAAAGGTTATCGCTGAATGTTTTTGTGGTTTGTCGTGCATTCTCGACTCGAAGCTGACGCTCCCTCTCTATCGACATGCTTTCAAGTTGTTTCTGCTGATCTGTTTGCTTGGGCCTGCTGCTCATTCTCGCCCCTCCAACTGAAGACGACCTCACCACCAGATTTCAGGAGTCTACGATATAAACCGTATGGTGTCAGTATTAGAGTATTCCCGAGCCCAATGAATCGACTGATCATATTCGAGCAATAAGTAATGAGAGCCCCGCTTTCATCGGCTGGATTTACAGCTTTGAAACGAACTACGGTCCCCTTCATTTCTCCTATGTGCCGCAAAAACATCTCAATCTCGAAGTCAAAAAAGATAACGAAATCAGTCTTCGACTGCCTCCAGTCGACCATAATCCAACGCTTAGACCATTCACACCACTGCAATACAAAGCAGTGACGAAACCCTTCACGGGTCTGGCCTAGCCAATCCCACCAATTGCGCTCGTCTCGGTCAATGAAGTAGATCAGAAATTCATGCGCCTGGAAGTCTTCGCGCGTTTTTTCTTTCCGAACACAGGCCACTTCGTCTTCGCTTTCCCCTTCTTCGCGCTGTTCGATTGACTTTGTGTTAATGCTCTTCCCTCGCCTGCTCCAACAAGAAGATATTGCAAGCCGTCATGTGGATGTGAGTATTTGTTTTTCAATGGGCGCGGCTCGTATCGTGGAGAACCGGGGCCACCTATGCGCCGATAACAATAACCTCCGCGAAAACCCTTTACCAGATAGGTGCATTTCGGACTGACAATCAACCCGGGGTTTCCGTCAACCGAGCGATCCATTACAGATTGAACGGTCTCAATTCTCAGCACAGGGTCATTTGTTGGGATCGGCGCCGCAAAAGCTTCTACTCCATTCGCCTTCAATATCTGGAACGTGGTTCTCTTGTCCCTGTCGGCGGAAGAGCGATCGTCTCCTGACGGATCTCCGTAAATTTTGAACTGCTGGTGAGGATTGCACAGTAATTCAGAGAGCTTCGCCTTTATCAGTCGAGCAAATTCCGGAGTGGAGATGTCTTCCGGGCACAGTTCGTCAATAACAAACCATGCGCCTCGCCCCATTCGTTGAGCAAAAATAGCGGCAGGATAAAGACCGAAATCCAGACCAACCCATATTGTCCGAGTTGGGCTAACTTCAATTGTGTCTTTTGCCTTGTGCTTTTCATCGTTGTAGTTTTTGTAAACAGGCTTGCCTTCACTGACGGTTCCGAGAAGGTTTTGAACGTAGACTTTTATCCAGTCCCGAGTTTTGCCTGTGATGATTTTATTGTAATACTGCGGCGTTAGGTTGTTTGCATTTTCACGAAGTGGGTTTAGCTCGTACCCTTTCGTATTTCCTTCTTCGTCTTTGATGTCGAGCATCGCTGGAGGTTGATTGAAGAATTTCCAGCCGTCCGGCTTTCGCAGCATGAGTGCTTCTTCGTCGGTAATGTATTCAGGCATAGGTGCATCGCCAGACATTATGGCCCACCAGTGATCGTCCTCCGGCGCATTGGTATCCGCGATCATTCCATACCAGGTTGGCCCACCTTCTCGCATTGACGGAAACCTTCCGCAACGCATGGTGCAAGCGTCGATAATCGACTTCGGCATCTCGCGCGCTTCATTGGCCCATATGCCAGTGAGCTCAAGCGAGAGCAATTTTCGAATATCGGACTCATCATCGAGGGCCAGAAAAATAACTTCCATGTCCAGATCGCCAACGATGATGTGATGAGTAAACGGGACGCCCCATCGAAAGGGGCCGAACTCATCTTCTGGAAACCAATCAAGCCAAGTCTTGATCGTTGTGGTTTTAAGTTGGGGGCCGGTATTACGGATCACTGCCCATCGGGTACGGCGTATGCCTTTATCGTTCGGCTCTTGTTCGGTCGCCCTTTTGAATAAGTCGACCGCCGACGCTACTGATTTCCCTGATCCAACCGGCCCCCTTATGCCGCGCCAGAAACTATCGTCTCTCATGTACTCCCGAAGAATAATTCCATCGGGTTTGTAATTGAAACCGGGCACTATGCGTCTTCACGCAAGATTGGTTTTCCGTTCATCCCGACTATCTTAGAAGGCAGAAAGAACTTTTTCCTTGAGGCAAAGTCTGAGCGTTCACCTGCCTCGCGCAGTCCTTCGACAGTTTCAGGCAAGAGAGAATCAATGAGCCTGTCACACTCACGATTGGTTGCGAGTATTTTTTTCTCTTCTTCCGTGAAGTCCTGAAAATAAATACGCCGAACGATAGCGCGAAGCAGTTTTAGTTCACGCTTGTTCAGTTTGTGAAGGTTCTCACCCGGCATTGTCGACAGCTTCGTCTTTGGTAACCGGATCGACAGCTTCGTCTTCGGCCGGATCGGGAGTTGCAGCTTCATCTTCGGCTATCTCGCCTTCGGTGCGAACATCTTCGCCAGGTTGTGCATCGGATTGCTGCTGATCTTTGGCATTTTCGAGGGCTTGTTCATCCTGAACGTCTGCAATCCTTTGCGCTTCTTCTCTACGAGCCCTGTCTGTTGCTACGCCTGCGCTCTCCTTTTTGTGGGCCGATCCTTCAATCTTCTGCTCGGCATAATCAATGAGTTCTTCAATCCGTTTGAGTCGCTCCCTTATTTCGACAGCAACATTCATTGATTCGATCTCGGGCGTCAGTCTTTTGGCGGCCGCGTTGAGCCGTTTCTTAATTTCCATAACAATTCTTCCTCATTTTGTGTGAGTGGTTTTTGCTGAGCTTCGCGCGCTTCGATTTCGTACGGATTTTCCTGATAACCGTAGCGCACAGAATAGTAAAAGAATTTGATGTAGAAGGTTAAGTGACCATCACGAATGATCTGATATGCGTGTTCGAGCTCATGGCGGAACACCCAATTGGGAACCTCATTAGCAGGTTCAGCGAACCTTATCCTGTTCCAAAGAACGATGCCACGGACGCCGGCGTGTTTCATCCAATCAACATCAAAGCGAATATCGACGTCTTTACAAAGGGTTGTGCAGATTCCAGCCCGCATCAATTTTCCTATTGAAGTCCAATTTGCGCAATGAGGGTAACAGAGCATGAAGCTAATATCTCTACTTCATCAATCGAAATTTCAATAAGTAGGCTTGAACTATTGAAGCCCTCTTCCGAGGTCTGGAGTGCCCAAACCCTGTCAATTCCAAGATTCTGCCAAACGCCAAGTGAACCGCTTGTCGGGTTTTGTCCAGAAGTCTTTGTTGCTCTGACTTTGTAGGTTGAACCGGCTTCACCGTTTGGCCGAATCCAGTCAGTTAGGGAGTGAATCTGAACATAACCTGGGAATAAGCCTGTATAAATATAAATGTTGCCGTCGCCGTCAACCTTGTATCTGGCGTCAGCAAAAGCATTGTCGTTATCCCATACAGTCTGATTGTGCAGATCAAGTACGGTAACAATATCGCCGGAAGCGACCAGATCACCAGACATTGTGGACGTTGCCGTTATCGCTTCATGGACTGCGGCCGCAACGACATTTCCTATTCCAGTGATAACCGATCCAGTGACCGAAGTAATCGGCTCAGTTGTATCGAGGTCTCCGCTGATATTGATCGAGCCCTTGCCAAACTTCGTTGCATCCACTATTGGCTTCGCATCAACGCTGGATGTTACATTTATCAGGCCATACGCTTCCTTGAGCGCAGCGCCACCGCCGATGCTGTAGAAGCCGCCCTGGGAATTGTTGTAGAGCTCAATCGAACCATAAGCCACGCGCAAGACAGCTTTCTTTTGACCGTCGATTGTTCCAGATCCGATCTGTCCAGCCGTAATGAACTCAGATTCTTGAGACAACAGAGAGAGATCGCCGTCAGCAAGTATTCGTCCGATTGCACCAAGAGATCCCGATATGGAAACAAGGGATTCTTTTGCGTAGATTGCGCTGATACCAAGATCACCAACAAACGATATTGTTGCTGTAGCAAACTTCTGATTCAGGTCACCGCCAAACGCTCCCAATGCGCCGCCGAGTATCGTGATTGTCGCCGTGGGCCGTATACACGACACCTTTCTGATCTCTGCTTCTGGTACGTCACCAACAATGCTGATCGTTCCATGAGCAAGAATGTTCCCGCCCGATGCGTAGTGATAAAGCGCACCGTGTATCTGGCTGGATACATGGATAGATCCGCTGGCAGGAACGATGTCGTCTGACTCATCTTCAAGAGCCGACAAACTTGCCGATATCAATATCGACCCGGCAGCAGTGATCGGACAGAATGAGATTCCCTCGGCATAGAGACTGCCGAGGACAGAGACAAATCCTTCTGCCAGTGTTTCAGGAGTGTAAATAACGCCCTTACTTACAATGTCGCCAATCGCGGTGATCGTTCCCAATGCGTATGCGAACGACTGTCCGGACGCAGATAGCTGGCTAGTTGCAGTGATCGTGCCAAGAGCCAGATTCACGCCGACGTTGGCGCCTATGCCGGCAAGGTCGCCAATCGCGGTGATCGTGCCGCTTGCAAGATGTACCGCTTCCGACAAGCCTTGGCCAAGTACCGTGATTGTTCCTCGAGCAATCGAAGTACCAACCGCGACCAATTGACCGGAAGCGAGGATCGCACCCCCGGCCAATTGGGTTCCACTCGCAGCGACCTGGGCACTGGCCGTAATAATGCCTGTGACGACGTTATGCTCGCCGTTCGCAGAAACACTACCTATGAAAGAGATTGTTCCGGCTGCCGAAATCGGAGCCTGTGCCTTGCTCCCGAAACTGCCGTAAGGCATACGGGCTATTCCGATCAGGCCGAGCCGGGTAAATGCTTTGGTGAATGTTTTACCGGTGAGCAGAGTCCCAACGCCGGCGAGCTCGCCTATCAGCGTGATCGTGGCCTGCGCCAGATGTATCGCTTCTGACAGACCCTCTCCCAGTACCGTGATCGTTCCTCTAGAAAGAGATGTTCCACGTGAAACATTGTCGCCAATGACCGTGATCGTGCCAACCGGATAGACAAACGCCTGTCCAATGGCGGCCAAACCAGCACTGAAGGTAATGGTGCCAAATGCTGTAATGATCCCGCCTGTGGTCTCGGTTCCTACTGCATTGAGATCCCCGATAAAGGTACTGGTCGCCGGCACAAAGAACGTGAGCGAGGTTCCTGCAGAAAGGTCGCCAGCAATGGTCGACGTTCCAGATGTCAGTTGCTTGGCGTCTGCGGCCAGATCGCCAGTGATCGTGCTGGTTCCGACTGGATACACAAAGCCCTGCCCAAGTGCAGACAGGTCGCCAGCAATGGTGATCGTGCCGGCCGCAAGGTGAATACCTTCCGACAGACCAACGCCGAGCATCACAATGGTGCCGTAAGCGTTCGTCGTTCCGGTTGCCGCCAGACCGCCAGTGATCGTGCTGGTTGCTGTGGCGTAAACGATGCCTTCGCCAGTTGCAGCCAGGTCGCCTATGACTGTACTGGTGGCCGTGGTGTTTGTGGTTACGTCGCCGGCGAGGGTCGCGCTGAATGTAATAGTGCCGAGCGCGGACACAATTCCGCCAAGCAATGTGCAAACGGATACCAGATCGCCGATAAAGGTGCTGGTG